ACTATTTGTATTTATTATCAAAATATTAAGCGCATAAACTGTTTAAAAAATCAACAATTCTTTTGGCTTCTAAATTCCACATATTATAAAGTTCGTTTCCTTTGTTTTTATCTCTGATTTCTATCACTTTATTTTTCCAATCTCTGACTTGTTGAATATCATCTGACAATATTCTGTCTAACTGCTTAGTAGTAGAGAATGGATCAGGTTCTTTAACATAGATTAACTCAGAACTATCCTCTGTTTTATTTTCTAACACTTCTTTGTTAATGTCTTTATTGTCTGAAGGATGTATTATCTTTATCATTATTGACATTCATTGCAACTGTTTTTTTCTATAACAGTTAGGTTCATTTGATTAGCTGCTCCATAGTTTGAAGTGGCTTGATATTCTGCATCCGTTGAGGTGCATTTGTAGAATATAAAAGAGTTATTGAAACCCATTTGATACCAACAATATACTTTTGAAGTTGTTGTTTGTGTTGTACTACTTGGAGCAGTAGTTTTCTTTTGACATCCTACAAATAGGACTAAAATTAATAAGTGTTTCATAATTATTTGTTTTTGATTTAAAGTTTATACGATACTTGATGTAAAAGGTTACAAATTAATCAATCATTTTAATTGTCTAAACTAATCTTTGATAAATGTACCGTCTACAGTCTTTCCACTTCTATTAGATATTTCTACCCATGCAGCTTCTAAACAGTCTTCTATTCTTAATTGATTCTGCTCTGCGAGTATAATTAAAGTAACCATTACATCACCTATGCCATCAATTAATTTAGGAGTATCCTTCTTCAATAAAGCAGATGCTACTTCTCCTACTTCTTCTGTTACTTTAGCCATTTGAGCTAATGAGTTTTCTTTTTTCAATAGGTTCTTATCCGCCGCCCATTGAACTACATTTTTGATTGTTTCTTGCATGATTATTTGTTTTTGATTTAAATTTTATACGATAATTAATTTAAAAGGTTACACTTTTTTAACTCAAGTTTGAATTATTTATTATAGATTCCTATTAATTCATTTAATATGGTTCTAGCATCTAAAGAAGACTCGAATTGATAAGTATCAAAGTGGCGGATTATATCTCTAACTATCTTTAGCTTATCAACTATATCTTTATTAGATAAGTCAATACTTTTAATATTAATTTTTAAATCCTCAACATATTGTAAATATTCTTTTCCGTATCTTTTCTCTAAACCTACTTTGTAGTTAACATGATGAACGTCACTGAATCTATTACATTGAGAGTTTGCGGAGTGTAAATTATGTAAATGATACCTTAGAGTATTGTTACTACCTCTTCCGTGAAAATGAGCCGCGTCTTGTTGACTTCCATAGTTTTTATTACAATCAATACAAGTTAGATACTCAAACTTTAAATCTATCATCCTGGATAGTTTATTTATCTCATCTTGAAAACTTTTTTTGTATTCTTTAGCATGAGTATCAATTTTCATTTCAGACTTCTTCTCATTCCACTCTTTCTTTTCTTTTTTTTCTACAAGCTTTCTGTTGTTTTCGAGTACAAATTGAATAGCTGCATCCGTACATTCTTCATTAGCCATGCAGAATTTTTGCAGAAACTTAGTAGGAGTAAACTTGACTCCGCAGGATTTACACTTCATTATCCAAATATTAATTTAAGTTTTTTAAGAGCCTCTGCTTCATCAAATTTAGGAGAAGTAACAAGTAATTGTATATTAATACCATATCTTACTGCTAACCATATAATCTGAGCTTCACTTAGTGTATTCTTTTGAGGCTTATCACTAAAGTATCTTGATAACTGCTCTGGAGCTATCTTGAATCGTCTTTCAGAAGCATCTAACACAACCGCCGAGTTCTTAAATCCAAATCCTACATTGGACGGATATAACTCTTTCAGCCTATCGTGGATATGCTTTTTTAAGACTTTACTATCCTTTACTAATGACATCTAGGTATTCATCTATGTTGTTAATAGCTATATCTAATTGTTTCTCTAGTAAATCATTTGTAGTTTTAGGAAAAGTAAGTCTTCCGATTTCTAATTTAGTTTTACGATCAACAAATGTTTGGAGGTTAAAAAATTCTCCATCGGCGTTTCTCCCTATTGGTTCTTTGAAAGTATCAATAGTAACAATTATGTTTCTTCCGTCTTTTGTTTTTGCTTCTTTAGCGATTGATGCTGTTGGTTTCATATATGTTTTATTTATTAATTACTATTTCTCGGTAATACTTGTCTACATAACTATCTGCTTCAGGTATCTCTATTCCCTCTTGAGCGCAGAAGTTTAATACGTTTTGTATAAAGTCGGATGTTTCTTGTTTACTTAATTCAGTTAAGCTTCTAGTAACATCCTTCATCCAACTCTTCTTACCTACGATTACTTTTACTTTGTAAGTTAAAAAAAGAGGACTAAAAACTTCTTTATGAATCTCATCTCTAGTCTGATAGTGATTGAATTGCTCACAAGTTAAACATACTCCTAATATGCACCCAAAATAATATCCGAATTGGTTAACGGTAGGACGTTTAAACCTTTCCTTTATTACAAGTTCAAATTCCTTACCTGCTAAATTTTGACGTTGTTCCGCCCATAATTCAGCATTATAAAATGATATATTGCCGTTTGGTGCTACACGACCGAAATGACGGAGTTCTACTTTCATATTAATCTATGGTTTTTACAAGTAGTAGTGGGATATGCTAAATCTCTACTACAAAGGGCTTATTAATTACCTTACCTACTACTTGCTATCAAATCTACTTATATGTGCTATCACATTAATCCACATTACAGAGGAACTTGTATAAGTTGTAGTCTTTAGAACTACTAGATTAAATTAGAATACTGACTCATCGTCATCGTCTGCTGGATTGAAAACAATATCAGCTTCTTTCTCTTCCATTTTAACTTCTGATTTAGGAGTTGATTTAGGTTTAGAGTTTAATCCATTATCTTGATTAGCATCCACAACTTCACCTGCCGCTACCGTAGAAGCATTCTTAGCTAAATAAGGAGTTAAGTATTCTTGTAGCTCTCTATCTAATTCTACAGCCGCATCATTAGCTTCTTCAGATACTTTTAAAATCTCATACACTGGCTCAAAATACTTAGTTGCACCTTTCTTCATTGGATTAGCTTTCTTAACTGCCACTCCAATCTCACTCATTTTCTTTCCTTTGCAGAACTCAATGTATGGACCTAATGCAGAACCTTTTAATTGCAAGTTAGCTAATACATAAGACTTACCTTCTTTAATGGCTACATATACAGATTGAACGTAATCAAGTCCGCGAGATGATAACTTCTCTTTTACGTTTTCGTATAAGCCTGTCATAACTACTCCGTTCTTTGTGCGAACTGTTAGCATATCAGTTTTAGTGTTACGGATTTCATTTGAATAGAATCCTAATCCTGCCTTCTCATCATAACCTTTAGTTGTAGATAATTGATCTAACGGCAGAAAGTAGAAAGGTAGTTCAATGAATACGTTTTCTTTCTTTTCTTTATCGTAGTACTTAAATTTTCCTTCCGAACCTGACCATTCGATAAATTTTTGTGCAGGATTTACTGTGTTTTCTGTTGGATTACTTCTTGACATTTGTTTTTGTTTTTATGGTTTATACTATTTATACGTTTAATTTTGATATAAAGTTACATCTTTTGATTAAAATATGCAAGAGATTTAAAATAATAATGCTTTATCCGTGTATAGGTTAACTCTATTCATATTCTTCTTGTGGTACTTTCTGATAGCTATTTTACGTTCACTTACTGCATTACCGTGAGTGTGGATAGTTCCTAACTTATTAATGGTTAGTTTGAATGTTTCTGCTTTAGAAAACATGATATTCATCGCGCCGATGTGTCGCATAATAACACACTTTATTTGCTCTTCAGTGTACTCAGGATGCTTCTCTTTTAGTTTATGTAGTAGTTGAGCGTTTAGCATTACACGGTTACTTTTAAATCTTTGTAATACTTAATACCATTTACTACCTTACCATCTTCTAATGAGTCAGAATTAGATTTTAGATACTCTTTTACTTTACTTTCATCTACCATTAAGAACTCTTTAGGAACTGAGTTAATATCTACTACTTCAAATGTCCAAGGCCTTCTTACTTTAGATATTACTTCTATTTCAATAGGAGCTTCTTCAAATACTGGCTCAATACCAATTTCTGCCATAGCAGCTAACTCTTCTTCTTTAGCTTTTCTTTCAGCGTCTTTTAATCTAATCCAAGCAATCTTTTCATTTTTAAGATGCTTTAATGCTTCTTCTGAAGATTCTGATACATAAGCCGCCGCCGCATCAACAGCCTTACCTCTCTCGAAGTGTGGTTTCTTTTCAGCTACTCTAACAGACTCTACTGCTTTGATAAGTTCGTTCACTTTACCCATTTGATTCTCGCAAACAGCTAGACTATTCTCATCAGTTACTTTGATTTGTAGACAAGTTTCAGCCGCTTTGTCGAGTTGTAATTTTACATTCTCGAATTTAAGAAGAGATGACTTTAACTCAGGAGTTTGTACAATCAATTCTTGTAGTGTTACTTTTTCTTTCTTTGCCATGGTGTGTTATTTAGATAGTTAAACGTATAAAAATAAATAAGGTTACAAAAAATTGATTATTTATTCAAATTATTTTTTATTCTTCTCTATTAAGCCTAAATTTATGGTATTGAGCATCTAATTTAGGAATAGGTATTTCATCAGGAAACACTCTTTTATCTAAGTCTGCTTTAATATTAAGCCATATCTCTGCCATCTTACATTTACAGTAGTCTTGGTATATCTTCTTATGCTTATCTTTATCTTTAATACTCTTATCTTGGATGACTAAGTAGTCTGCTTTACAATTCTCTAATACTTCTTTCTTGATATTTTCATCAATAGACATATCATTGCCAGCCCATTTAAGTAAATCGTAAAGCATGGCTCCTAAGTGTGTATTTGTTATTATCCCACAACCTTCATTATCGTAAAGGTTATAGAACTCTTTAAGACATATAGCGCATAGTGCTAATCCTATTTCTGATTTAAAATCTACTTTAGAACTCATCTCCACTTGCGCCTCCTGTTACTAATCCGTCTGTTGGTATATCGTAATCCTCAAATGAAGATAAATGACCCTTAAACCTAGTATAAATATCTCCTATGCTTCCATATCTGTTTTTAAGCACTTTTATCTTACATAATCCTTTAAGTGAAATATCTCCATCCATAGGGTCTTTTTCGTAGTAATCAGGTCTAAATATGGCCCAACATTGTACACTATTTGCCTCCCATGAACCTGAGCCTTTAGCATCACTTAATAAAGGTTCTTTATTTTCCCTCTTTCCAGTTTCCCTAGCTATCTGAGATAATTCTATTAAGCAAAGATTATATCTTTTAGATAATTCCAATAATCCATTTGATCGTAATCCATGTTGGGCTTCTTCGCTAAATCCTTTTGTTTCTTCGGGTATGTTTCTCATAATCTGAACATAATCTACCATAACTACAATAACAGTGTCTAATGGTATCTTTTTGCGCATTTTACGGATTCTTGTCTCTATGTACTGATAAGTAATACCTGGAGTGTCATCTATAACTAAATTATCCTGTAATGAAGATTTAAAGTTTTTTACTTTTAATAAATTCTCATCAGATAATCCGCCACTTCTGATTCCATAAGAGTTAATTTGTAGTGCGTTGGCCCACATATTCTTCATTAATTGAGTAGCAGGCATCTCTAAAGAAAATATACATACGGGTTTCTTTTGGTCTATTGCTATACTTTTAGTAATATGAACCATTAACGTAGATTTACCAGCAGCGGGAGGGGCAATTACTAATATCACTTCTTGTTTAGCTCCGCAAGTTAATTTATCTAAGTCTCTTAATCCATAAGAGTAGCCAATCAACTCCCCTTCTTTTCCCTGAGCATCTAATAATTCTTTTAAAGCTTCTTCGTGAATATCTTGCGCGCTTCTTTCAGTAGATAGATTATTCTTAATAGTTTCAATATCTCCTATTAAAGACTTTAATCCTTCTATACAACCATTTACGTCAGCTATCTCAGAATCAAGCTCTGAATAAACTTGATGAAGCTTCGGAAGTAGCTTTCTTTTAGAGTACTCATCGAAAATATCCTTAACATACTCAAATGCATTCTTAGCGATTTTATAATTTGGCTCAGATACTTCAACTCCAATTTCTTTTTTATTACAACCAGCCTTTATCAACATATTTGATAGTAGGTATGTATCTGATTTTTTTCCTCTGCTATGATTATAAGATATTACTTTCCATTTAACCTGATTAAATTTAGTTGACCAAACATCTTCAAATATTAAGTGCTCACATCCTACAAACAAATCAGCATTATCAGCATATAAATTAAGTATCTCGCGCTCCTTTTCTTTTAAATCCATTATATATAAATTAAATTAAATTTATTAGTTTGTTTTCCGTTAATCATGTTACATATATGACCACCAGACATTTTTAATTTAACGGCGGCATCCGCTATAGACAAATAAGTATCTCCATTACTTTTATTTAGTATTGGCTTTGAGCATCTTTTTTTATTATTAAGAGCTGTAACTTTTTTCTGTAAATCACTATTTTTATTTAATCCTGTATCAAAAGCATGTTTATTATTTTCTGAATAAGTAGCCCATTCTAAGTTTTCTAATCTATAATCTGTTTTTATTCCGTTAATATGATTTACGGTTAGTTTATTTTCTGGATTAGGGATGAAGTGTATTGCCATTAACCTGTGCATACTCATTCCTTTTTTCTTACCGTTTTTATATAATTTTAATTGTAAGTATCCTTTTGGAGTTAAAAAAGGAGTCATTATAGATTTATCTTTTCTTGTAACTAACGAAATAACTTCTCCAAGATTACTTATCTTGTAACTTCCTTCGTATCCGATAATATCTTTCCATATTATTTTTTCTGTATTTTCCATAATTAAAATACCAGCGCCTACAAAGACTCATCCACTCGCTAAGTATTAGCATTTGGCAATGTAAGCAACTGGATTTTTTTTAATTTCGTTATTAGTGAATGAGTGATGCAAATATACAAATTAACTTCTGAAAAAACTAGAGGTATTTTTAACTTCTACTTTTAATTTCATTTCAGGCTTAAACCAAGTTGCGATAGCCTTTCCTTTCCATCTTAATACAGGGCGACCTTGATTATCATACCAATCTAGTGCCTCGTAATACTTATGGAATCTGATAGCAGCATCCTCTTGGTAGCCTTCTTTCTTAAAATACTCCTTTACTTCTTCTAATGTCGGCGCGGTTGCAGGCTTCTTTTTCTCCTTCTTAGGCTTACTAAAATAACTTTTAATAGCTTCATGTGTAGCTTTAGTGTATTTCTGCTGCTTCTTTGATCCGCCTGCCAAAGTGAAATTATATAGAAATAAATCTCCTTCTTGTGTTACTTCTAGTTTTGTCATTTTTTAATTCAAGTTTGAGTTATAATTGTATCTGAGATAAAGGACTTTGAATCTTGCTAATGTGGTTATGGCTAATATGAAGGTAGATATTAGTGGTTTTTACGTTACTGTGGCCAGCGATTTTCTGTACGAGATTTATATCAGTTCCGTTCTCTACCATGTGAGTAAAACTGCAATGGCGCATAAGGTGTGTATAGACTCTTTTATTACATATTCCTGCTTTATCTGCCAACTGTTTAATTACTTCTCCTACACTTCTATCTGTGTATTGCAGTGATTTTTGTCCATTAAA